TTCAAGAATTTAACTAAATATCTGGTCGATGATTTGGCCGGTTGTGTTGAGTTCCATTTACAGTGGAGAGATAAACAAGGAGAAATTGTTACTGCAAATGGATTGGGTAATTTTGGAGAAACCACTAATGGTGTAGCAAATTTTGAGGGGCTGCGCTATCAATCTCTAACGATGAATACGTTCAGAGGGATGTGTGGCGCGACTTTAACTTCAAAAAGAAAGCCAATCATATTTGGTATTCACTTGGGTGGGCGAACAGGAACACCAGAAGGTTGTGCTGGAATTTTGAAGGCAAGCTTGGTTAATGAAGCTATCTCACAATTACGTGAGGTTGAAGGAGTTTTATTGACTGGTAGTGCTGAAAATTTCGAAGCGCAAGTTTATGGGGTAACTGTTTTGAATGACGATCCTTTACATCCAAAGAGTCCTCTGAATTATTTACCAGAAAATTCGCAAATTGAGTATTATGGTTCTTGTCCAGGTATGTCGACGTTTCGATCAAATGTGCAGGTTACACCTATAAGCGAACATGTCACTGATGTATTGGGTGAGCCTAATATTTACGGACCCCCTGTGATTAACCCACAATGGGAAGGATGGCAAAAGTGTTTAGCTAGTATGGCTGAGCCAGCAAAACCATTCGATCCCGACGTTTTAATCGCAGCCGTTAAGGATTACAAAAGTGAGGTTATACCAATCTTTAAATCTGACATGTGGAAAGATACTCGTCCTCTTACTGATAAGGAGAATCTTTGTGGGATACCAGGCAAGAAGTTTATAGACCCCATACCATTGAATACATCTATTGGATATCCACTGAAAGGGCCAAAGAGAAATCATGTGATTGATCTGGAACCAACTGAGGAATTTCCTAACAATCGTGAATTGACGCCTGAAATAAGGGCAGAAATAAAACGTTGTGAAGACTGTTATCGTAGGGGAGAGAGAGCTTATACTATTGCTAAAGCTTGCAAGAAAGATGAAGTACTGTCTAAGAGAAAATGTCGTATCTTTTACGGTAATCCAATTGCACTGACGTTTTTGGTGCGTAAATATTTCTTGCCTATTCTCCGTGTCTTGCAGTTCAACCCTAAGGTAGCAGAATGTGCCGTTGGTGTCAATAGTCATGGTCCTGAATGGCAGGAATTGCATGAATACATATTGAAATATGGGATCGAGCGATTATTCGGTGGAGATTACAAAGAATATGATATGAAATTAATTTCTCAGGTATTACTT